TTTCCGTGTTGCATTTCATGTTGCACTTTTACCCCATTTTGATAGATTTTTACCATATCATTTTCCTGCTCAAGGTATCAAAAAACTCGCATGGTTACTGAATAAATCAGTACTCATGCGAGTTCTATTATTGGTGGACGATACAGGACTTGAACCTTTAAGAAAAACGGTTAAACGCCCATTAATACTATATTGATTTCTCTTTGTGTTGCATTTCGTGTTGCATTTTTGGCGTTTTGTCTTTCCCGGCTATCGCCTCGAAGTAGTTTATAACCTTCTCGTTTTCCTGTTCTGCCCGGTTGGATAATGTGTGTTGGTAAACATTATGCAGCACCTGCTCAGACTCCCATCCGCCGTTTTGCATAATGTATTTATCGGGTACATTTAATGCATGGAGTGTCGAGGCGTAATAATGTCTCAGATCATGAAAACGAAAATGAGGCAAGCCACAAGCTTTTAATGCGTTTGAAAACTGATGGTAAATGATCGTAGGGTTAGGGGTCGGCAAGCCTTTCCGTACCCGCTCAACTACGTTCGGCGGTAGGGGAGAAAAACGATAACCGGCATTTGTTTTAGGCGGCTTAATCACCCACTGCTTATTAATGTCCTCAACCATCGCCTTATTAACAATAACGCCCAAATCTGTTAAATCATCAGGTTTTAGGGCGGCGATTTCCGAGCGGCGTAAGCTCCCGGTTGCAGCCAGAAGGACAGGGGCCTCTATTGGCTTTCCTGCAACGTATTCAAGCAGCTTCTTAATATCTGCATCGGTAGGGATATATCTTGAGATTCGCTGCTTTTTGGGCAGCTTTGCGCTTATATCAACCTTGCCATCAAACATTTTAACCGAGGCAGCAAATAGCGCATACATGTTACGCACCGTTTTTGGGCTGTGCTCTTTTGCTTCCTGGTCGATTGCTTTTTGTACCTGCTCCTTGGTCAAAGCTCGTATTCTGACGTTGTGAAGGGCTGTTAAATCTCTTTCCACGGATTTACTATACTCTCGATATGTGGAAGGGGAGAGGATATTTTTGCGGCTTTCTATGTAGCGGTCCATCGCTTCCTTTACAGTGATGTTGCCGGATTGGCGCTCCTCTTTTTCATGTTTGAATTGGCTTGCCAAATACTCGGCCTCAGCTTTGCTTTCGGCGGTAAAGGATTCATATTTCCGTTTGCCGTTCTCAATGTGAGAAAATACCTTGACGTTCCAGTTCCCGCTGGGTAATTTTTTCGCTTTTGCCATGATTATTACCTCCTAAAGATATGACTTGCAAAGCCTGCCCTGAAGGTGGTATAATCACACTGTGTGGGGTGTGCTTATTCCTTCGGGGAAGCCGCTTTATTTCGGGCCGTCCTTCCTGGTTGCAGCCGGGAAGGGCGGCTTTTTATTAAAGAACTCTTTCGGAGATCATCTTACAAATCTGTGAGACATTCGCTTGTGAAACGAACTCGAATTTGACTTTTCCTAGTCCGCTAAACCATAATTCAAGCTCACTGTCCATGTCCAGAACTCCAGCTGTCTCAACCGAAAAAGCTTGGATCTTACTATAGGGTAAAGACGTAAAGTCTTTCTTTTTCCCAGTCATCCCCTGTACATTGATTGCAATAATCCTTTTGTCAGTGAACACTACGCCATCACGGATTCCGCGAAATGTTCCAAGAATGGTTTCTCCAGCCACGAACATTGGAGATACCATTCCCGCAAAATCCGATTGCGGAACTGGTTTCAATTTCATGAAGCTTGCATTTTGAAAATCAATCACTGTTTTTCCTCCTGTTTTGCTGTTTTACGAGGCCTGAAAACATAGCCTTTTTCATGTTTTACTGAAGCATTTTTATATTCTACATCTACACTCCGTCTAAATCCTGCGCTATCCGGATTTCCTGTTTTGTATTCCTCTCGCTCCATAAGCCCCTTCCAGTAATCAACTGCCTTTTGAGTGCTTATTTTTAAATATAATCTTCCGAGCATAATTTCTTGAGGGAATATGTCCCATTGTTCAGTAAGAGAACTGTAATGCCTAGGTTCATGATTTTGGATTGAAAGACTGTAACTTCTTTCCGCATCTATAAAATTATGCTCCGCTTCATAATCTTTTCCTAAATCGCTATAGATCTGACTTAAGCTAAATTGAGGGAAATTAACTGCTTGAGGATTTTGCAAATAAAGTTCGAAATAATTTATAGCTTTTTTTCTATACTCTGCTGTTGAAAAATGACATGCATAAGCACAAGCCAATATGTGTAAAGAATCATTGTATTTCTGAGCCTCGGTTAACACTCTTTCTAAAATAGCATGTCTTTCAGAATTACCCACATCGTAGTTATCAATAATCATTTGCAAACAATAGTCCCCGTCTTTGTATGAATTGACATGCCTTTTTCTTTTGAGAAAACCCATAAAATCAACTCCATATACTTTCCTAAAAATACAATTCCGTGTCTAAATTTCCGTATGTATACCAACACACCACCTTTTTCATAAAATCTTCGGTGACGTCAAAGTATTCGGCTAAGGACCATATTTCCGTATAACCATTAGCTATTGCTTCATCAAGTTTGGATTCAGAGATTAAACGCTTAATTGCCCACTTGTCTGCTCTGTTTTCGTGTTTCTGTCTAACATCACAGGCGGCGCTGAAACTGTAAAAAGAACCGGTGCAACAATGTCCTAACTCATGCACTAATTTCAACCGTTCATCCTGTGCGGATTTAAGCTTAAATGGGTCTATTGCGATATAACATTCTCCTAAATCATCCATAAGAGAAAGTGCTTCTTTTTTGTTTAGCTTAAAGCAATCCACTGTTATCCCTTCATTTTCAGCGAAACAGTAGAGCTCACTCAGCTGTGTCATTTTAAGTGCCCTTCTTCCTTTCTTTGACGAATGCGGCATATCTCTTCACGTCGGCTAAATCATCGTCATCTATATCGTTGACATTGCCCCACAGGGCAAATTTTAATTCCTCATCGCTGATTCCTGACTCTCTGCGTGTTGCAGGGGGTTCTTTTTTTTGCTCTGTTCCAAGTAGAAATTCTATAGAAACACCAAAATAAAGAGAAATTTTTCCTAGATTTTTAGTGGATAGATTTGCGGTTCTTCCTTTTTTTAGATCGGTTAAGTTTCCCCTAGGGATACCTGACTCTTTACACATCTGAGTCATATTAATTCCATGTTCTTTGCATAACTTTTCAATTCTGTTGTACATTTCACTCAATTCTGCCACCCCTATTTTAGGTATAATGACAAAATTACTTTATTCCTTAAAATATACTTGAAATTTACCGTTCAAAGTAATATAATGGCCATAGACGAACGGAATAAAGTAATTTTTCTGTTGACACCTAGATTATATTACTATTTGCCGTAAAAGTCAACAACACCATATAGGGAGGTGAGAATCCAATGGCACAATTTACTGAGTTTGGTAAAGAAATTAGCAAACGACTGATAGATCTTGAGCGCCCACAGGGCTGGCTCGTTGACCAAGTAAAGGAGCAAACAGGATTATATTTTGATGATTCATACCTTTATAAAATCAAAACCGGCCGACTGTCTACACCCAAGATCATTCAGGCGATTCAGAAAATCCTCGATTTGCCCCCCAATTAAATAATACCACCCTATCTGTCCATTAAACAGGACTTTATGAGGAATGGAGAAAAAATTTTAGGAGGAGGTGGAGAAATGGATAACAATGTAACCCTTACCTTGAATGTAGACGGTATGTCTCAGGCGTTAGAAAAAGCTGAGGAACTAAATATTGAATTAGAAAAGGCCAAATCGCTGGCGAACGATTTAGCCTCTATGCTTCAAAGCCTATCATTTGAAATTGATGTCAAGAGTTAAGTTGATTATGTTCCCGCATTTTGGGCATGGATTTTGACCTGTCGGGACTTTTACTTCGGAATGACAGTGGGGACATTCGACGTCAAATGTGCGCTTGTTCAACGCTTGTGCTGCTTGCTGTTTTACTGTTTGTTTGAACGCATTTTTATCAAATTCAATCTTCACACTCATATTTTTCAACTCCCTCCCCCGCTCCTATTATACAGCCCAGGGAAAAGAGGGACAAGGTTATTCACAATTATCAACCGAGTTTTCAACAAAAGGAAGGAGGCCAGAACATGGAGGAAAGCATATATGAGCTTCGCGAGGCCGTCGGGCTGGAGGAAATCAACCGGCTGCTTGCGACAGGCCGTTGGAAGGTTCGCAGCTTAGATTGGGACGATGAAATCCCGGTAGCTAAATTGGTTCGTAACAAAAGGTGAGAGGGAAAGCAATGAAACAACACATCGAAGCTGTCTTTGAATGGAGCTTCCGCATATTGCTGCTGGCGCTTGTTACCGCCATGATTGCGTTTTATTTCAAAATGATTGTTTGAGAGGAGGCGATTGTAATGCCTAAGCTACGTCAAAGCAAGTACGAGCTTGCCAACAGTATTTTTCGGGCTGCTGTTAATGGAAACCGGGAATTATACGGCTACCGTCGCAAAGCTGATTTGTGCCCCATATTTGGAGTTAAAGAAGAAACTGTAAGTAAACACCTTTCAAATCCAGCCAACATAAAAACAGCTGACTTACGGCATATCATTGAGGCTCTAAAATTCTCCGATGAGCAAATTTTAGGGATGTTCGGCAGAGGCCCAATGTTCAATCAAGGAGAGGACAAGCGATGAACTTTCTAATCACCTTGTACATATTCTCTGCGGCGTTTGCACTGATGGTCCTTGTGGCCTGGATATGTGAGCGCCGGGAGCGCAGGAGGGCCCGCTGTAAGATTCGGGCAATGAGGAAGGACGAAAGGAGAAAAGCGGCGTGAACATACCGGAGTGCTGCACGCACTGCAAGACCATGCAGAAGCATAACTGTATTTTTCAGGAATCCTGCGTCACAGTCCGACGGTTCCTGCGCAAGCAATACGACAGTATGATGATCGAATACAGCAACGATACCCATAGGAGGCTGAAAAACAGGCATGGCAGATAATAAAAAGAGCCGCGCAGGAACGGCAATTCCTGACGCGGCAAACAGAAAACAACTTATTTATAGTATATCAACGTGGACGGAGGTTGTCAAATGGAAAAGAAATATATTTTAACAGAAGAGACCAAAGAAGTTGGCGGCCATATTTTACATAAAATCCAAGCAGTGCGGGATTTTGGCGACGTTCAGAAAGGAGACCTTGGCGGATGGGTTGAATCAGAGGAAAACCTAAGCCATGATGGTGATTGTTGGATCTCCGGCAACGGCAGGGTCTCCGGCGACGGCAGGGTCTCCAGCAACGCAAGAATCGGGGTTAATGCTTATATCTCAAGCCCGCGCTCATACTTTGTACAAGGCCCTATCGGCTCACGGGATGATTTTCTGACCTGCTATCTTGATAAAGATAAGAAGATTTACGCGGTTACAGGCTGCTTTTCCGGAACCCTAGAAGAATTTGAAAAGAAGGTAAAAGAAACCCACGGAAGCAATAAGCACGCAAAGCAATACCTGAAAGCTGCCGAGGCGGCCCGCGTTATGCTTTCCGAGGATTAACGGAGGATGTCAAATGGAAAATGTGAATGGGTTAATGCTTGACATGGTAGCAGATTTATATAAACGGGCCCAAGAGGGCGAGCGGTACTACGGCGAGACGTTGGACCTTAAATATGAGCTTCAGGCTTTAAAGGCCCGAATCCAGGAGCTGGAGGCGAGGCTCAATGACTAAGGGGTATGAATGGGCACAGGCACAATATGACCGGCAGGAGCCTTTCCTTCCTGTCTGTGAAGGCTGCGGCCGCACTGTAGACGCCGTCGCTGATATAGACGGGACGAGGCTTTGCGAAGCCTGTGTTTCCGAATGGCTCCTGAACCATTTGGATATTATGACAGACCGGATTATGAGCTGGGGAGCATTGGCGGGATGAACGGAGTAAGCTTTTATCTTGTTGGAATTGATGAGCGCAAGGTATTTTTCCAAAACGGAAAGGTTTGCTGTAGAGAATGCCCTTATTGCAAGAGCAAAACAGTAAACGGCCATTTGCGAATCCTCTGTATTAGAACCTATGAACCTCTTATGGAGTTGGACAAGCTTGGAGCAGATTGTCCCCTAAGCTTTACCGGTGAAATTGTAGGAAAGAAGGAGCAAAAATGGGAATCCCCGTAATGATATTGGGAGAATCGGGCACAGGGAAAAGTGCCTCACTGAGAAACTTTCAGCCGGGAGAAGTTGCAATTATAAATGTTGCAGGAAAGCCGCTGCCGTTTCGCACAAGGCTAAAAACTTACATATCGGATGATTATAATCAAGTAACGGCAGCAATCCGCGGCTATGTTGGAAAAGGTGCAAAATCAATTGTGATAGATGATTCACAGTATTTAATGGCCGATGAGTTCATGAGAAGGGCAAAGGAAAACGGTTTTCAGAAATTCACGGATATAGGAAAAAATTATTTTGATCTCATATCGTTAGTAAAAACTCTGCCGGATGATAGGATTGTTTATTTTCTGTCACATTTGACAACAGACGATCAAGGCCGGGAGCGCTGCAAAACAATCGGTAAGTTGTTAGACGAAAAGATTACCGTTGAGGGGCTTTTCACGATTGTCCTCAAAACGCAGGTGAAGGATGGGCATTACTATTTTTCCACGCAAAACAACGGAATGGATACCGTTAAAAGCCCGATAGGGATGTTTGAGGATTCATTAACTGAAAACGACCTAAAGACAATAGATTTGACAATTAGAGAATATTACAACACTGAGGAGGAGCAACATGAAGAGAATTGACAATTGGGAGCAAGTAGAAGCGTTCAATGGAGACAAGGAAACGCTGGAGCCGGGCGGTTATATTTGCGAGATTATGGAGGCGAAGGAAACGACCTATTACAACAACAATGGAGAAGCGTTTCAACGCCTTCAGGTCAGTTTTGATATTGTGGAAGGTCCTAGAGCCGGCCATTTTGCCAGAGATTATCGGACACAGGCCGTATATGGAAAACAAAAATGGAATGGAGTTCTCAGGGTATTTCCCCCAATGGAAGGAAGCAGCGACCAAGCGAAGTTGTCTCAGGGACGCTTCAAGGCAATTACAAACGCATTAGAGCTGAGCAATCCCGGTTACAAATGGGACTGGGATGAAACTAAACTGAAAGGGAAACGCATTGGAGTAATGTTCCGCAACGAAGAGTGGGAATACGAAGGGCGTCACGGGTGGAAGGTAAGGCCATACCGGTTTGTAAGCGCCGGCTATATCGAGAGAGGAGAATTTGAAATACCAAAAGATAAGCCATTAGGGGAATCTAAGAAATCTGCACCGGTTACTGAAAATGATCGTTTTGAAGAGATTCCTGGCCCTACAGACGACGACTTGCCTTTTTAACTAAGCAGGAGAAAGGAAGTGAAACAGCTTGAACATTATTTCATTCGTTCCCACCGGAAGGGAAAACGCCGTTTCCCGTTATGACATTGCCAAGGCAGTCGGGATTTCAGAGCGGGATGTCCGTTTTAAGATCAAAGAGGCCAACAAAGAGCTGGAACGGATTGGGGAAGCGATTGTTTCAAGCTCCAGCGGCCGGGGGTATTGGCGCACAAACGATATTGCCGAGATGGAAAAATACTTGCAGGAATCCAGCCGCCGAAGATCGACACAGGCTAAGAACGACCTCCCCATCCAGCGGATCGTCAGCCGGGCAAAAGGCGAAGCCCTCATTTATGT